AACGTGCTTAAGGTGTCTTTGACCAAGTAGCCGGCAGTGCTGGCGACGGTCCATGGCAGGTAGAAGTCGTTGGCGCGGATGAACGTGCTCTTACGAGATTGCTCATACCACTTGTCGACTCCGACGAAGACGGGGCGTCCCGTTTCGTTTGGCACTTCGTTCGCGGGATCAAGGCGAAGCAGGTAACCAAGCGACAGCGTCTCGAGCGCTGGTGCGGGGGTGACGTAGGCGAACAGCATGTCGTCAGACCAGATGTAGCTCTTAGTACCGGCTGTGGTGCTGCCCTCGACTTGGGTCGTGGTGACGGCACTGGCGACGATGATCCGCTCTACGCCAAGCAGGTCAGCGATTTGAGCGTCCAACTCGTCGCGTGTCAGCTTCGAGGCGTACTGGATACGTGCTTTGACCGCAGCGTTGTTGCGCAGGGCGTCACGAACGTCAGGGTTCATGATCACAACGTTGGCGTCGTTGCCGCATCCCAGCTTCACCGCGCGTCTTGCAGTAGTAGCTAGCGCGACCGGGTCAGAGGCAGCGTTGTCGAACTGACTGGTGCCGCTCAAGGTCACCTTGTTGCTTGAAGGGAAGTTGGCGGCCGTCGTCAGCTGGTCGCGGACTGCTACTTCCTTTTCAATCAAGAGCTGGCCGCTGACGGCGTTGGTCGCGTTGATCTCAGGGGTGAGCACGTTGTTCCGGTAGACGCGTCGCAGCAAGTCGGTGACGCCAATCTCTAGCGAGTGCTCACGCAGTGGACCGTAAGGGACCTGGCTCAGGTTCAGATTGATGCGGTTGGCGCGGGCGAAGCCAGTGCGTTCTGACAGCCCTGGCGCGGGCGCGCGGAGGTGGGTCTCGTCGAGCTGGAACGCGACGCCGGTCAGATCGGGCACGTTCAGTGTCGGCAAAATTTCTTCAGCGACGAAGCCCTGCTGCTTGTATCCGAGGAATACGTTGGTGAGTAGTTGGTCTTTGTAGACCTGTGAGGTGTCTTGCATAGGGGTGTTCTATGTGTCCTTCTCGCTATCGTTAGTATTTCGCCATGGTTGGTAGCAGTTCGACCCACGCGCCACTTGATACGGCCTCGAGGGCGTAGCCGATGATGTGGTTGCCTGTGGTAGTCGTCGCAACGCCTAGGCCAGAGGCATTAGCCGTGACGGCATCACCAACCGCGATCGCGCCGCCTGCGACGATGTTTAGCGTCCCCTGAGCAGATCGCAGGCGGACGTCGATTGCTTGGTTGGCTTTCGCGTCGGCGTGAATGGTGCCGATCGTGAGATCCGTTGCCGCTGCGGATGCAACGACCTTGCCGCCGCTTAGTTTGACCGCGGTGCCGGCTGGGATGTTGACGTTGGCAACGTAACTCTTGTAGCCGCTTTCATTGATGTGCATATAGGTAAAGTCCTTCCTTACCGGTTACTGTTGCTTACGTTCTGCGGTGACCCGGTCACGTAGAGCGGAGTCTGTTTGCATTGCGCCGACGACCGCGTCGCTATAACTGAGCTTTCCGCCTGAGTCGGCGACGAGCTTCGCTGCGCGCTTGTTGAGCTCGTCCTGGGCCGATTGGTCGCTGCTCGTACCACCGTCGCCTTGCTCGCTGGCCAAGATTGGGTGCGTCGGCAGTGCCTCGATCCAAGCGGTCAACTTGTCGCGCTGGCCCTCACTCGACGCCATGAGTAGATCGACAGTGGGAGTGAGCTGGTCGCTTCTGATCGCGCCACGCTTGATGGCTGTGTCGACCGAAGCCGTGAGGCGGGTCCTAAGCAGCTCTTGCGAAGCGGCACGTCCTGCGGCAGCGTCAGCCCGCAGTTGTGCGACCTGGGCGGCGCTGAGGCCGGGCACACCCGCACTGGCTTGCTGACCGCTTGCAGTTTCCTCGGCAGCAGCGGCATCCGCAGCGTCTTTGTCGGCTTGAGCCTTCGCAGCCGCGTCGGCATCAACTTTGGCGTTCGCGTCAGCGTCTGCGTCGACCAGCCCGAACGTGGTGCGCTCGTCATCGGTAAGCTCCGCTTTGTGTTCGTGAAGGAACGTCTTCTCGTCCTCGGTCAGTTCGTCGGGTTTCTTGGCTCGTACCTCTTTCAGGTCCATAGCGTCTCCTTGCTTATTACTTGGTTTCTCACTGCTCCCAGTGACCCGGGAGGCCATGATGGGTTTCAGCTTCTTGAATAGGGGGATGTTGGTCAGTCCGGCACCGGTAAAAACGTTGTTCAGCCATAGGTCTTCGTCTTCCGGGTCCTGATACGGAAATGAGCGGGGGTTCCACTCGGGCGAGATGTAGCGGAACTCAGCATCGGCCAACATCTGCGTGCCGTAGGGCGTCCACTCAACGTCGGCCCACAGCTCGTTACCGCCGCTTTCGGTGCGCAGCGCGGTGATCCACCCGGCAGCCTTGCCGCTCAGGTCGTGGCCGTAGTTGATCGGCAGCTTGTTGCTGCCCTGCACCATGCCGACGCCGTCAGCGAAGTGAGTAACCATCTCGGCGAGGTCGTCGGGGGTCATCTCGAAGTTGCCGTGCCACGGTGCGTGCCAATGGCCAGCCGACATAACGTGAATCGAAGTCGGCGGGTTACCGGAGGCGTCCGCCTGGACTTTGATCAATTGTTGTATGCCTTGTCGAGCCATGCTTACCTGTAAATATGAAGCGCTAACCCTTATTCGTCAAGCATGATGCGCGAGATCCGAAGCCGTGAGGATGCGCTAGAGTGCCAACTGTGAATGGCTTTACTGCGAGACAGAAGCTGGTAATTGTGTTGATCGGTCTAGTGATCACAGCGGTCATCGTCGCGCGCGTCGCCATGCCAGACGTATCGGTCGGCATGAAAGTTCTCGTGATTCTGGGGTTCGGATTCTTCTGGGGCACTTTATGGGCGCGCAAGGCACAGTGGCGCGGTCCGCGCAAGTGGTTCTAGTAGTTGGCGATACGCCCGCAGCGACACCGCGTGTGCGCCGCTGGTCGCATCACCTCTTTGCCGTTGCCGAGCACAAACGGTTTCCCGACTACTTTCGTCACGCCGTCGAGCGGTGCGCACAGCTTGCAGGCGCCTAACAGCGCGTCCCATGTCCAACTCTTGACGCCGGACGCCTCACCGAAGATGTCGAGGCCGCTCTGGTAAGCGTTGACGCTCTCCGTCTGCGCGATCATCTCGGCCCTGACCGGACTGGCGACCAACTTGCGGATGCGTTCGATGGTCGCAGTGGCATTCTCACCCTGCTTGATCGCTTGCTTGATGGCCAACTGGATCTTGCGCCGCGTCGTGTCCGTGACGTCTTTGACCAGACCAGCTGTGTATCGGTCTGCGCCTTTGATAATCGCTTCGTCGAGCGTGGTGATGCTCAGAGGAACGCCGTAGATGTCCTCCCCGGCGTTGGCGCCAACCACCATCAGTTCGATCAGGGATGGGTAGATGGCGGCCAGTAATCGGGCCTGTTCTTCGGTCCAGGCTTTGTCGTCTGCCGGTGGCACCTGGCTCGCGGTCATCGGCCGCAGTTGTACCTCGGACCAGTTCACTAGCCGTGGAGCGCGTTCACTCAGACCACTCAGGTAGTCGAGCACGGACGCCTGCAACTTGGCTTCTTCGCGCAGCAGTCGCTTAAACGTGGCGGGGGAGTCGGTGTAGCTCTTTTCCCACGCCTCACTAGCTCGTATCGCGGCCGTTAGAACGGCGTGAGCGTCAAGCAGCCCGGCTCGTGTCGGCATACAGCGCCTTCTCGACGCTGGCTCGCATCGCTTTGAGCTCGGTGACCGTCGCCTCGTCGGGCTTGGTGTCGTCAGTCTTGTCGTCCACCTCGACCTTGCGTTCCTCGACCTCCTCGTCGGACAGTTCGTGCCAGCCGATCTGGCGCCGGACCAGGTTCTCGTCTTCCGGTCGTGGCTTGAGCGCGCCTGCCTCCACGTACGTCTTGACGGCTGTCGACATCATCGGGATGTCGGTGTCGGTGATGTCGTTGCAGCGCAGCTGAGGGATGGCGGCACCCGTGAAGTTCAGCTCGACTAGGACCTTGATCAGCGTCTCAGTAAACGCCTGAGCGATCTTGTCGGCGACGGCTTGTTGCGCCAGGGCGGTCAAGCGGCTGATGTCGCTGCTGAGGGACTGTGAGCCGGTGCCGTGGGCACCGCCGAGCTTCATCATCGACATCAATAGCGCTTCACTCAGCTCGCGGTCGTGGTGCTCGATGGCTTCACGGGGGTTGCGGACGGTGTGGCCCTTCATATCCATGAAGCCGACCTCGGTGCCAGCTGGGAACGTAAGGTAGGCCTGCTCGTTGGTGCGCAGGTTGCGGAGCAGATTTTCGAGCTTGGCCAGTTCCCCCTTGCCGGTTCCGGGTGGGTACGCGGCGATCGGGATGCCGACTGACTGGCGCTCGTAGCCGATCGACTCGAAGCGGTAGAACGCCTGGATGTAGCGCCAGTTCTGCCAAGCGCTGCGCAGTATTGAAACGCCGTACGGGTTGTCACCCTCTTGTCGGTTGGCGATGTGCACCAGCTTGATCTGGGGGATACCAACCTGCGTGCCGTCCGCCTTGGTCTGCGTGATGCCGGGTTTGCCGTCAGCAGCTTCCCACTTCTGAATCGAGGTCTGCTTGCGGAAGGCCACCTTGCTGATGCCGATCCGGGTCTGGCGTTCCCACGTGATCGGCTCGAAGACCAGCTCGGCTACATAGAAGCCCATATCGAGGTGGGTCAGGCTGTCCTCGACAACGGTGGGCCACTGGAGCCGATCAAACAGGTTGTGCTCGAGAAAGCTGACGACCTTGACCTGCTGGTCTGAGTCGTCATCGTTCTCCAGCGACCAGTTCGCCTGCACGATCGGGAGCTTGAAGCCCCACAGTGTCGACTGGACCGTCGTGTTGCCCAGGCGCATCTCGTCCCAGACGCGTAGCCCGCGTGTGCCAGCTAAGTCGGGGTTGTATTCGCCAGTGCGAACATAGCCCCCGAAGATTTGCGTACCTGAGTCGCCGATTTCTTCTTGCGTGATCTTTATTGCCGGGGACTGCTTTTTAGCCATTACCACAAATGTACGCTAACCGTCGACGTCCTGCAATTGATCGGTCAGTGATGACACCGTGGCGCTAAACGAGAAGTCGGGCATCAACTTCGGCGGCGTGTAGAAGCAAAGAATGAGTGCATCGGCCTTGTCTGGGCTGCGGTAGCCGCGCTTCTTGTAGTCGTCCTTACTCTCGACTCCCCGCCGACCCTTGGTGTCCTGCTTCCACAAACGGCTCGACACCTCCTGTAGCAGGTCGGGGTCCATATCGATCTGAATGGTGTCGACGATGCTGGCCAGGTAAAACCACGCCTCACTGATGAGGTTGGGGTACTTGTCGGAATCCATGGCTGCGCTACCGAAGTTGATGGCCATGACTTGGTACTCGCGTTTCACCAGTTCGTCGGTCACGCCACCCCCGACGCCGGTGTCGTCCACCTTGATCAGGACTGACTTGTCGTAGCCAGCGAAGGCCTCGAGCTGGTCGCAGATCTCTGTCGTCCGCAGCTTCGTGAAGGTCCGAGTTTCTAGGCTGCGCAGGCCCTTGCGTTTGCGGAACACGGTGCGGTCGTCTCCAAAGCGCGCGACGTCGACGCCGATCTCTACGGCCCCCTCGTCGCTCACGGTGCGCTGCATGGCCTGCAAGACGCGTCCACGGCCCAGGATGGCTCTATCGGCCTGCGACAGCGGCTCACCAAGCCACACGTGGGCGTACTTCTCCGGGTCGGCCTTGTCTGCCTCCATCTCTTCACGCAGGTCGGCCGGGAACAACCCAGCACGCTCCAGGACGTCGTAGTTGACTTGACGAACGTAGGTGCGCTTGCGCGACGTGAGGACGTAGCGCACGTACACCGGGTCGAGTTCGTCGCGGCGGTTGAACGTGTAGATCAACTGGCTGCCCGGCTTACGGATGGTTGGCACCAGGACATCCAGACTGGCCTCGCTGATGGACTGAGCCTCTTCAACCCAAGCAATGTCGATGCCCTCGGTGGACTTGATCTCCGTCGCGTTGTGGCGCAGGCCCTTAAAGATGAACTCAGTGCCGGTCAGGCGGTTGCGGATGACCTTGTCGGTGATCTCGTAGTCGGTGAAGCCATACTCGTCGATGATGCCGTTCAGTAGTTTGTGCACGGAGTCTGCGATGGTGTTCTGCAACTCACGGGTGCACAGGATAAGTAGCCGCTTCTGACGGCCGCGCAGAACGAGCGCCAAGGCGACGTGACGCGACTTACCGGAGCCGCGGCCCCCATGGAAGACGATGGCGCGCCAGCGCTCGTTAAACAGTTCCTTGAACTCAGTCAGGAACTGGATCTTGACCGTCGGAGTCGTCGTCTCCATCGCCCACGAACTCCACTAGGGCCTTCATCGGCTGACCCGCCGTAGTGTGGTCAACCGCCTTCTTGTCAGACCACTCGGCGCCATCGCTGCCGTAGTTGTTAGTCAGCGCGAACTTGGCCCCGTTGGCGTATGGACCGAACAGCTGCGTCTCGGCGTACTCGGCGCAGCGGTTGAGCGCCCCCTGTATCGAGGGGAAATATTCGTCGCGGTTCTTGTAGTTCAGAAGCGTCTTGCGGTCCACTCCAAGCGCCCTGGCGAGCCCCGTCATGGTGTACGGCTTCTGCTCGGTCAGGACGGCTCGCCGGAGCCAGATCGTCTCGCCCTTCTGGTTGACGCCTCCGTCAACCATGCGCGGCTCGACGTGCGGATCGCACATATCGAAGTAGGCCGCGATCGCGGCGTCTAGCTTTTCGATGGTCTCGTATGTAAGTGGTCGACCGACTGGTTGAGTATTGGGTTCGTCTTGCGGTTCTGCCATATTGCTTTCATTTACGCACAACGCTCTGAATACGGCAAGAATGCCTCGCAAATTCCGCCTTGGGAACGATACAGCGATATAATAGAACTATCTGAATGGAACGGAGGTGGGATATGAATGTTTACTATTGCCCTATTGACTCTAGTGGTCGCCGCGATGCAGTTGTGCGTCATGGTCTATCAAGTATGGAGTAACAAGTGACCTCAGTGTCCTGAGCCCCCGCGTGGTTAGCCGCGCGGGGGTTTCCATGAAACGATGTCCCTACTGATAATATGCCTGCCGTGAGCGACGAGCAGCCAGTCCCTGAGCGAACCAAATGGCAGATATTTGCGAGCTGGTGGACACAGGAAAAATTCTTGCAGGACATCGTTACTCGAACGGTCAGCGCGGTACTGACGCTCGTAATTGTGTATCTATTCGCCGTTTTTAGTGGTTACATCGCAGTGCCACAACGCCGAATAACCTTAGGCCTCTGGGTCATCGTACTCATCGGGACTCCCCTCATGTATTTTGCGACTCTCTTTCACCTGGTCGAGTTTGGGCGAGGCCGTCGAGAGAAGGACTGGAAATTGCGCATAGAATCAATTGCTGGGGCACTTTTTTCTATATTTGCAATGCTGGTGCTCGTAATCACCGCCGTCTTTTTGTTTCAGTCGCTCTGAACGTGGCTTTACGTTATGGCCTTTTTGCTTCATAACTAAGTGCAGCTATTGGCACCCGCTAATGGCAGTACCTAGTTATGGAGGGCAGTCATGATGCCTCAATGTTGTAAGTGCGGTAGCACTGAATGGATTATGAAGGTCCAGGTCATCGGTGACCCGTGGATCAACGAAGACGGCCACGAGACCTGGAAAATGGGCGAATGGATCGGCATGCAATGCGAGGCGTGTGGACACCGGTCTAGGACGACCCGCAAGGACATGTTCGACATCGGTGACGATCCTGATTTCACCTGGTGGCTCTAATGGCCCGCCGTCTACCCGGTGATGCTCGGCACCACTTCCGCACGACCGACCACGCCGATGAAATCGCGCTACTCAAGGCTCTCGCCCTGGCGAAGCCCCGTGGGCTGGAACGGCTTAGCTACACGCTCGCGGCCGATCTGCTCAGTTCGCACGACGATACTGGCATCAGTCTCGACGACTGGCCAGCGGCACGTCAGTTCGTCGAGCTGCTGCTCGGTAGTCCGGTGCTTCCCAATCTCATCTGATGCGTCGTAGACGCCGTGCCTGACCCCCGACGAAACTGGGGGTCATTTTTCGTGCCGCGTCGCCACGTTGGTTCCTACTTTCTAACCCCCCGGATGTGGCACGCTTGATGCGTCGCTTCACCGCGACAGATCAATGCCGGTTGTCTGACGCGATCATGGGGGAGCAGTGGGGTTTCTAGAAGACTGGGATCTCAGCTACGACGAGATCAATGAGCTGCTGACGGACAACCCGAGCCTGCGCTCGTTCGTCATGGGCTACGCCGCTGAGATGAAGTGTCGTCGCATGTTCTTCGAGGACCACCCAGAGATAACGAGCCTAACCAAGTACGACGATCACGACCGCGTGCTCAAGGGTGACATCGCGTTCACCTACCGTGACCAGCCCTTCACGGTTGAGGTCAAGAGTTTGCAAACCAACAGCCTGAAGCGGCTCCTAGGTGGACCGGTGATGAGCGCCAAGTTCCAGTGCGATGCGAGCGATCGTAGGTGGGTCAAGTTCAAGGACGGGTCCACGATCGAGACCACTTGCCTGCTGGTTGGTGAGTTCGACCTCTTGGCCGTCAACCTGCACTCGTTCGAGGGTGAGTGGGATTTCACCTTCGCCAAGAACGCGGATTTGCCGCGCGTCAACGGGCTACGCGGCAAGTCCAGGGACTACACCCAATACCAACGCAGCAACCTGTTGATGGGCACGATGCCCATGATGAACCCGCCCATCCACCCGTACAACGCGGACCCTTTCGTGTTGCTGGACGAGCTGATTGAGGCGCGCAGGCAGGGCACGGCCCCGGTCCTGGCGATCGATGACATCGAGGATGAAGAGGAGGACGGCGCGTAGCCTGTCTCCATGACTCAAGGTCACATCGTCAAGAAGATCACCTACCTCGGCTTGGCGATCGAGCACGGCACTGACTCGGTACCTGACGACGGCCGGTACTACCTCACCCGCCACGGCGAGGTGATCAACTCTGCTCCGAGCGACACCATCGCGCTTGCGTACCTCGAGATGGCTGAGGAAGAGATCCTCGAGGCTGAACCCAAGCTGCGAGCCGGCCGCGAGCGGATCAACAAGGAGCGGGCCTTCAACGACATCATCTCCGCGCGTGGAGCCTCACGGGCCGCTGCACGTGCCAAGCAGGGTGCCAAGGGCGGTAAGGGCGGACGCGGCGGCGTCTAAAGAAGCGTTCCTTGCTCAGACTCAGGCAGCAAGGCTTCGGGAACATCGACCACTGGGATCGATGCGTAACGCTCTTCGGCCATCAAAGCCTTCAATTCTCGCGTCGACGGTCGGATGCGCTTAGGGAACTCAGGGTTCCGCTTGATGAAGACTAAAAAGTATGAATGGTTCTTGCGAGCATGCTCCTGCTTGACGAGCCGCACAATGCCCGGCCGATTGGTTCGAGTCACGACGTACAAGTCTTTGCAGTAGAAGTCGTCGGCCCACGCGTTGATCAGCTCGACGTGAGTCAGGTTCTGGCGGTTGGCTGAGACCTCATCCTGGCACTTGACGATGAAGATGCCGTAGTTGCGCAGGGTTCGCTTGGCCTCAAGTCCTGCCTTTAAATACAGGTCTAGGACGGCAGCGTGGTACTTCGGCGCGCCTTCAACGTGGTCGGTGGCTTGGCTATCGCTGTAGCGCTCGCGGAACGCCGAGTGCGACCCACCGCCGGCCATCTCCACGGTGGTCTGACGGAACAAACCCTCCATGTACGGAGGGTCTAGGACGAGAGCGTCTAGTGACGCGTCCTCGTAGGGAAGGTCGCGGCAGTCAACGCCGGTCTGGAGGTCGGTGCCGAGCACCTTGTAGGTGCCAGGTGCCACGTCGCGCCAGAACGCTCCCTTGCCCCAGGTGACGTCCGCAACCACCGAACCTACAGGCACGAACAGTCGGAGAATCTGCGCAAACAGGGGGGCGTTCTCCCCAACATGGGAGCTGTGCACGACACCGTTGGTTGAAGCGCCGTCAGGTCGCTTACGCAGCTTCCGCTCTGCCATGTGCCCTCCCGCTCGTGACGTCCGCCGCCACGCTACCTCTCGCGTCTTCGGGCGCAGGTCAGGTGTGCGGCGCGGCGCCAGGTCAGGCTGGACGAGACCAGTCCTGATCGTCGGCTCGATCGGCCGGGTGACTAGCCTTGCCAGGGTGAAGAAGCCATGGCCGTACGTGAACCGTTGGGTGCACAGCGAGCAGTTCTGGTACGACATCTTTACAAACTTTGTGAGTGCTGCCCTGATAGCTATGACCACCTACGTAGCCGGTGTCATTTTCGGTTTCTTCGACCCCCCAGCCCTTATCAATATAGTGAGCGGCGTTGCGGGAGTCCTTGCCGCAATCGTTGTTGGGACACCATGGTTTATGTGGATAAGTGGGCTCAGTAGGTCTGAGCGGTTAGACGTGAGCTTAGCCGGTATGCTTTTGGCACTGGGTTTGGGTGCAGCTTGGCTCATTGGAGCCCTCGCCTACCATGCGACAAAAGACCTTCTTACCCGCATTGTTTAGCACGCAGGTGGGTAGTTCCCAGTTTGTTGGCCAGGACCATGGCGCGGCGTATTTAGCACGCGGGTCATGATCGACTCTCCACCGGGGCACCACAGTTGACGCACATCGTCATGACGTCGCCCTCGACCACGAGTCCCTGCTCGTTCTCGGTGTCGGGCACGATGACGGTCCTGGTCTTCACATGAGCGCAGCGCGGCCCTTCGAAAACCTGTGCGATCAGTTGCATCGTGCGGTAGTACGACGCGCCCTTTCGGTTGCCGGGACGACAAGCTCGACAGTCGCCGTCCGTATGAGTTGGTTTGTTGTGTTGCATGAGGTCCACCCTCCATTTAATCCGCGCTTGTTCATCGGCGGTGGTAGGGCCAGCTGGAGGGTGGGCATCCGAACTGGTCCTACCACTACCGACGAGGTAATGGGCGTCTGATCGGTCTTCGCAGGTGACCGACCGGGGATACGTGCCGCAATTGGGTGTCCGATACTGCACGGACACGCAGCACGCTAACCGCTTTGTGAAAGGAACAGGTGCCTGATTTATTATCGCTTTATTGTTCGTCGCTGACAATGGTAATAACGTCGGTGGGGATAACTCGGCCGGCTGTGACAATCTGGTCCGATACCTTGAACACCGAGCGGATTGACTTCGGCTCTATTGCTACGCCGCCTAACCATCCTTGCAAGTACCCTCGGCTTCGCTCAGCCGCTGCGTCGTTCATGACGCCCAGCTCGTGGCCGACGAGGTAACTCGACCCTTCTGCCTCGAACTCGACGACGCCCTGGTGGTCCGACTGGCGCTCTGTCGTGTGGCCGTGCAGGATGTGAGCGGCCTCGTGGAACCACGTCAACTCAGGGTCTACGGCTACCGGGTTGATCGCTAGGTCCCTGCCGTGGCTGTACCCGGCGATGTTTCCGTTGAAGTGCTCGAAGGCCACCTCGCGAATGCTGAGTGCTCCTAGGGCTCGCTTGCGGCTCCACTCCGGCAACTCCATGTCTGGTAGTGGTTCACCCTCGGTGTCGCTGATCGGGAAGACGGCCTTGACCGGCTTGAAGCGGGTCAGTGTCTTCGGTTGGCCCGTCTCGTCCAGCTCGTCTTTCAGCTTCACCGTTATCGGCCGGATGATGTAGCGACCGCTAGCACCACGTTTGACGTGACGGTCGACCTCTTTCCACCTGTTGTACGTAGCGACTGGCTGAGGCGCGACACCTTGCATATAGAGGAACGCGCAGTTGCTCATGCTGTAGTTGTAGAGACGTCGGAAGCTGTTGCCGACTGAGCCTGGTATCTCGAGGGCGGCGCTGAGCAGGCCGGACCAGTCAAGCTCGTGCTGCGGGGCTTTGGTGGCTCGTTCAGTCATCACCCGCCTCGTCACTAGAACGGATCGACTCGACGATCTCGGCCGACTCAGCCCTTGGTAGCCACTCCGGGCGGCCCTCGCGTGGCACTTTGTCGGTGACACCCTGCTCGTAGCTCAGCCAGGCTCGGGCACGCCTCAGCTCGTTGGCGGCTAGGCCACCTCGCACTCCGCGCTTGATCGGTGTCGGTCCGTACAGTGCGTCGTCTCGGCACTCCTGGACGACGACGCAGCGAGCGCAGATGTTCTTGGCAGCCTTGGTGTATACGGACTTCGGCTCGCCCTCACCGTTGAACATCTTGTCGATGGCCTGTGGCGGTAGGTCGGCGCAGTTCGGCCCGTTGGGTGACGGGCTAAGCATCACCAGCCTTGCTTGCGCTCTCACGACGACGGACGACCTTCAACACATATCCCGTCTTTCGCAGCGTCTTGTAGTAAGTGACCGTGATAAAGGGGCCACTTCGGTCGACGCTCATGCGCCAGGGCCGGAAGATAAGCAGGAACCGTTGCCACGGAGTTATGGTCTTACTCACCTGAACGGTGAGTGGATCAAACATGTTCTTATTCCTGAAGTACCATTTTCGCGAATGTTTGCTCATGCTGCTGTTCCTTGTGGATGAGTCCACGTTAGTTGTTACTTAGGCCTCCGCGTAATCGAAGTTCGTGTACGCGAATTCACCGTGTAGCTGCAACGCTGCCTGATCTCTGACATACGCAGCTTCTTGCTCATCGTCGAAGATGCCAAGAACGTTGCCTGCGATGGTGCTTTTCCAGCGAGGTTTTTTCGTTGTTCCGTAGAGTGACACGCCTACATAGTCGGAGCTAACGAACGGGCCATAGATTTTCCCCTTGTTATGCGAGTTCTCAAGCACCGTGGCGAGTCTCAAGTTTGCACGCCTGTTGTCATAGCGAACCCGGTTGATGTGGTCGACGATGTCGCCCGGCTTGGCACCTGCGATAAGTCTATGCATTTTCACTGTCTTGCGGCTACCATCCTCCGCTGTGATGGTAGTGGCAGCATATCCACTTTGCCAACGCCACTTATATTGTGACAAGTAATCAAGTAGGTCTTCGTCAACAATGACGTACGGCTTGATCACATCCTTCGATCCGAGCTCTATTTGGGCCATGATTTGCAGCTGTCTACTATTTAGTTTGGTATGCATGGATTTAATCACACTGGCGCAATATTTCAAGGGCGTCACCCCTGTTGACGACAACTCTCCGGTTTTATGTTCTCGTATACGTCGCACCGGCGACCACTGTTAGCAACCTCGTAAAAGACATCTTGTGCGACGTAGTGATCCTCCTGGACGAGCTGGACGGCCGCAGCCGGTGCCGCCTGTGGACGACGAACTACACCGCTGTCATTTGTCCGGTATACTCGCCAGTAACTAGTCGACCTAGGAGGTGACACATGACTAGACGCACAGTTCACACAGTGCCCAACGGTGATGACGGTTGGATCAACCGCACCGAGGGTTCCACGCGGGGTTTCGACCCCGCGCCCACCAAGGCCGCAGCTCAGGCTGCCGGTCGCGCGAGCACCATCAAGTCCGGTGGTGAGCACGTCGTCCACAACAAGGACGGCCAAATCGCACAGAAGAACACGTATCCCCGGTCGAGTGATCCTCGATCTTCTAAGGGCTAGCTGACGCCAGCTCTGGCGGACGGGACCTTGGAGGGGAAGTGCCGGGGTCCCGTTTCGCTTATCTGCTGATGCAGTCCCCGTAGTTCGCCGTCCGTTTGGCCTGCACGCTCTCCATATACGCGTTGGCTTCCGTGAACTCCATCGTCTGCAAAGCCGTCCCCACCTTGGTGAAGATCTGGTTGTCGATGTCCAGCGCCGTCTTACACGACGCCGGGGTCTTCTCGACCGTCTTGGTCACGGGCACTTCTCTAGTGACGACGCGTTCCTCGACCCTGGTCTGTGTCTCCGGCTCACCGGCCGCCGCTGCGCCCAGGCAGAAGGCCACTAGGGCGGCGCACGCTGTCACGGCGAGAACTTTGCGGCCGGTCATATTGCGCTCCGGGCAGCTGTCTCCAGCGCTCTCTCGCGACTCTGGCAGTCGACGATGTTCGGGTACCAAGACAAGAATCGGACGCGCCAGCCGTACACATCGCAGTCGTAAGTCATCCCGACGAGTAGGTCGTTGTACAGGTCGGAGCTGTTGAACTTCCAGTTCAAGAGACTGTCGGTGTTCTCATAGACACCAGACTTGGTGAAGACCAGATACTTCGATGTCTTGCCGGCGTTGATCCGCTCCATCTTGGTGACGGTCATGGTCTCCTGGCGATGTGTCGCCAATGGATACCAGATCGCGAACCCGATGGAAGCGATAAGCAGGAGCACGGAGCCAACGCCGAAAAGTCCTATCAGCACATCGACCGCGTCGCCGCGCTGAGACAGCCGACTCACGCTGCGTCCTTCTTCACCCGCAGCGAGCCCGCCTCGTACCCAAGCTTCTGCTCAAGCTCGGCTATGGACAGCTCGACGGTGTCGTCGGTGCCAGCGCCCTTGATGGTCCAGCCGCCCTTTCGTAGCTCGGCAGCGGTGTAGTAGTAATTCGCGGCCCTCGAGCCGTCCACATAGCCAATGAAGATCGCTTCACCACAGACACCAATGACTCGATCTTCGTTTTCTTCTTTGTCGACCAGGATGTCACCGACCTGCAGGTTGTCCCAATCTTTTCTGACTGACTCGAGATCCTGCTCATCAATCAATTGTGGGTAGCCGTCAACGTCTCGAGCAACGCGGTAGTCGCATATGATCGGAGGTGAAAAATATCTTCCCTTGCTATCTCGGTAGTTGTGACCATCCGCTCTGGTCATCACGATTGTTCCGGTGATCTCTTGTTTCTTATCACTAAACCTCACACGATCACCTATCTTGAACTTCATCATCTATCACCTCCTTCATTTACTCATTGCTTTTATCATCTTCATCTGCTCGACCTTGTCGGCCGGATACCCTTCTCGCCTCGCTTGCCGCCACAGTCGCCAGTCCTTCAGCCAGTACGCGATGGCGTCTGTCACCCTTCCCACCAAGGCCCAGCACCGATATGACCGCGTAAAACGCCACCACAATCCCGACGACTCCGCTGATCGACAGAACGATCACTAGCTCCCAGATGGCTGGCGGCAGCATGACGACACTCATGTCGTCGTCTCCAATTTGCACTGATCGTGGCTCATCGCAACAGTGAGGTCGCTATAGCCAGTCTTGGTGTGCATACAGACGTACGTGGCCTGTGGCAGCGTCTTGCCGGTATCTCGCACCTGGCGATGCGGTTGACCCTCGTAGGTCACCACCGCAGTCCCGTCCTCACGGTCGTGAACCCGCTCATTGAGTCTGAGCGTCCAAACGGTGCCGTTCGCCTTCATCAGATAGATCGAAGCCTTCGAACATGCGTCGTCCTCAAGTGGGGTGACGAGACTCGCTTTGCCTCGCTCGTACCAACTCATGTCGAAACCCTTGAGCTTCAGCCGCCTGTAGATCTCGTTCATCGCCACAACCTCGACGACCTGATACCGAACGCCTTCTCGATGCGGCCGGCAAGCTCGTCCTCTTGACGACGCGTCTCGCGGCGCTTGTCGAGCCGGATTATCAGGTAACGCGTACCGGGGACGGCAAGCAGCATCAGGACCATCAGCGTGACGGCAGAGATCATGCTGACGCTCCGTAGTCCGGCGCGTCACCAGCAAGCAGTTCGACATCAGATGCCATCTTGCTGATCACACGATTTGCCTCATCCTCTGTCAGCTCTGTCGCGCTGGCGACGAGACGGGCAATCACAGTGCCGACGTAATTGAGCATGTCGCTCTGCTCATTGATATTGAGGTCTTCAAACCCGGCCTTCATGACTCCTAGCTGCTCGCGCGTCACTCCGTTCGTAGTCACTTCTGGAGTAGGCGTACTTGCGTCAACAAGCTCAGCCTCCTGCGCTGGCGCTTTGTCTGCCTCTTGGGGCGTGTCCCCGAACTCGCCGCTGATCTCGCCCTCAACGTAGACCGGAGCCCCATAGAACACGTCAGGTGTGTAGATACGGACGCCGTTGCTGATGGCCCTGGCGAAGTACATGTTGCGAGCAAATTTTCGCCAAGTGTCGGCATTCTTTCCTGTAGATAACCCAGCGGCTATAGCGTCGTCGGCGCTGAATGATGACTCGCCAAGCTTGTCCCATTCCTTGCGCGGTGCGTTCGGGTGCGGCAGTTCGTAGAAGTCGATGGCGCAGCCATCCTGGTCCCACTTGGTGACGCGGTAGTCGTACTTCGGGTGCTTCTTTACCTTGGCTGCCATGAGGTTGGCGGACATCTCAGCGTTGCCGTTGATGATGTTGATACCGCGCATAGCCGCGAACGGCTGAATGCCGAACTCGACACCGGCGATGATCTTGACCCCGGCCTGGTACATCTTGGTCTGCTCACTGAGGCGGGTATCGCCTTTGAACATGCCGCTCTGGACGAAGATCAGGGACATGCGTTTGATGTCGTCAATAGAGCGAATGGAGATCGCGTTTGGCTGCTCAGCTTCGTAGCGCTCGATGGCACTGCTATCAGGTGCGACGGGGTCGAGGCTGCCGGACCGTTTCTTCGTGTCACTCATACAGCCTGTACGTCCATCACCGCCTTAAGGATCATGCCGAGAAAGATCAGAGCGGCCGTGGCAAGTCCACCAACAACCACGCCTACCTGGAACTCAGATGGCCACAAGCTGGATGTATCGACGTGGCCCTGCCCGTTCGACGTGCGCTTTGGTGCCTTTCGTATCGCCGTATTCTCATAGTCACTTGTGACTGGCGTGTTCATAGCTTCCATGTTCTCGGTGCGCCGTCGCTCGTTGCGCGTCGTGGCGAGCCTGTTAGCGATCCGCTTAGGTGCGAAGCGGCCGTTAGCTGCTCGCGTCACCGTCGTCGTGATCGTTTCTCGTTTGGTCTGGCTTGGCATGTGTGTCCCTCCACTGCTTTTTGAAGCGTGTATACGCTGTGTTTCTAATGAGCACCTCCTCGACGTACTCGCGGACGCTTATGCTGTTGGCCTTGGCCTGGTCTTGCACGAACGCCTTGATGACTGGTCGGGTACGGATCGCCAGGACGGTGCTGCGTTTCCTGGCTGGTTGCTTTGTCATGTAAGTCGGTGGCCCCCTTTTGCATGGATTAGGTTATGCATTCACTTAAACACGTGGCTAACCAAATGGCAATACAAGACTTATAAAAGGCTGTGGAAAAAGGGGGTGTTCGATCTGAACACCCCCTTGCTGGTTAGGCCCGCTGGCTCAATGCTGTCCAATGACAGCACCCACTAGGCCGCTGAGCAGCGAAGATGACCTCTGTAGTAGTAGCAAAGTCACTGGACTGGGCGACGAACAGGAGCTACCGCTTACATCCGGCTCAGATCGGCCGCAGCTCTGGCAAACGAAAGACGACGCCGAGGGTGCAGCGTCGTCTTGTCCAGCAGTGGGATAACGGGAGCACCATGCAAGCTCACCGTCAATGCGGTCCGTAGTGGACACGATCAATTGTGACGGGTCAGTTAGATACCGTCAACAAAAGAAACACCGCCTCGGGTGGGCTGAGGCGGTGTCAAGAGAATGTGTGTATGAAGCTTGGAAGCTTGGAAGCTTCTGGTGTCTGATTTAAGTACGACGGTGCTGTCCCGTTACTGGCAATATACGCTAATGCTTTACCTAAGACAATATCCCCGACTTCCCCTACTACTTGCAGGAGACGAGAACTGCGAACCAATGACATCTTGCTCTCTCATCCTGCCAAGTGCTCACGGACTGCTCCGGCCTTGCCAGTTGGGGTCTGTTCCAACAGGATGATCAGCAACTCAAGCGCTCTGTAAGTCGGGCCCGTTGATGGTTAGTCACGGTGGGCCAAGCCTGAGAACGCTCGCTGTACGGTCAGGGACTATGCGCTGGGGCAGGGAATGTGGCACGCACTATAGTTTTCAAGCCCCGGGGTAACCCGGACCTTGGTTTGAAGGTATGTGAGAGGCCGCAAGCATGACTTGCGTTTAAGGCAAGAGACAAGCTCTAACGACTCATGAGGACGTTTGCCACCTCACAGCTACCTTATCTTCATACAGTCACATGGTGCGGGATGAGCCTGGCCGGATAGCAGATTGGCCCGAAGGCCGCACCCTGCCGCAGATCACTCTTTTTGGGCTGCCCTCCCATTCCCGCGTGCTCGTGTGTATGGTGCCAGTAGCAAAACCCCGCAGCTAACGCTAGCTCACATTAATCCCCACGTTCATCGCGCTAACTACTTCGCAAGGGGCCCTCTGCTTTGCCTGTCGCTCCAGCCGCTAAGCCTTCAGCATCGCGCTTCGCTACATTAGCTGGGGCGTCTTACTACCCGCACTACTACACACGAGCGACGATGCAAGACAGGACTCGAACCTGCACTAGGGCTACCCTTTCGGGACTCGATACCAATTTCTCATTACGCCAACTTGCATCGCCATGTGACTGTATGAACCCAGGACTACTACCTGGGAGATGTCAAAGTATTTGCAAAAGTGCTGCTATGAATTATACTGTAAGTGTCTGGTGAGTCACCTAACAAACACAGTAAACATGAGGGGCGCGTAACGCGTCTCTCTTTCATTTTCACCTACTTTTACCCCCTACTTGACTCATGTCTGGTGAGTCGTTCAGTTGCGTCCATTTACGCACAAGCGTCAAGATTCATCAAGGCCGAAGTGATCGATCAGCGCGCGAATTGCTAACACCTCAGGGGTCACAATGATGACCTCGCGTGGAATCACGCCCTGCTCTGACCTTTCGTGCTCTTCAAAAAACTCCATCTACCACTAGTTATACGCCGTGCGGAGACAAAGAAAAGTCCCCCAGTAGGTTACGTCGCAAGCGCATACGTAACCTACTGGGGGACACAGGGGTGCAGCTCTCTTACTGCTGGCACATGGTCTTACGATTCCTCGTAACGAACAGCAAGGCCACCACACTAAACGCCAAGAGGATGCTGACCTCGATTGGCCCCAGCGGAACACCTAGCATGCCCAACAGGACTATCAGGATGAAGCCGTTGAGCAATCCCAGTACGCCCTTGACGAGTAGCGCGATCATCCGGCGCTCCCGCGATACCGGTTCCGACCGTTCGCCCGGATGGTCAGAGTGACCCAAGGATAGAACGACTGGTAACAACCTAGCTTCACAAGGCAGAACGCGATGTGACGCATACGCGTTGAGTAGGCGACCCGTGTGCCGCGTCCTCTGCGCCGGTTCTCGACCAGCTCACGCCAGTAGGCGATAGTGTCGGGTTCCCGCCAGAAGTCCGTCCGATGTTGCCAGCGCGTTATCCTCCGACTGGTCTTGCAGTAGTCGACGCGGTGGTAGTACTTGTACATCGTGTTCCGCAGCAGCGAGCGCTTACGGAACCATGCCAGGTACCAGTAACCGCATCGACCCAACCTGGCCCTGGCTACGGTAGAAATGCCTCTCGTCATCTGACGCTCGACAGTCGCGCTAGAACCGCTGCGACTTCCCGACTGCTCAGGCGCTCGAGGGTCGGCCACCTTGGCGGCGATCCTAGGGTGACGCTTGATGACCCGTAGATCGGCAGTCGTCCACGTGCCGTTATCGACGTGGCGTAACGCCTGCCGGACGGTCGGGGTGGTATCGGCCGCCTGAACTGGCGGCGTAAGCCCTATCAATGAGGCCGACAAAATCGCGGCCATTAAGACGCGCATATATAGCATCTTTCTGTGGGGGGGATTTGAGACCTCGCCCAGGACCCCCGATCGAAGGTTCCCCCCCGGCCTTCGTCCTGGACGAGGCAAGAAGCGACGCTAACGACACGAATTAGCCCTATCTATAGGGTAGTAAAAAGTGCCTAGAACGAATCGATAAGTAGTCGATAAATTTTCGATAGGCGTGTCCGACAGGGGCGGAAAGCGCTCGATAAATTGATCGCGCCGCCGTGAGATGTAAGAAGCCCCACCAACCGGTCTGGTTGATGGGGCTGAGGACGCGAACCGGGTGGGCTCACGACTTGGCGGCGGGACTCCAACCCATAGGGCGGCCTCTGGTAGGGCGAGCGGCGGACTTCACCTTCTCGACGTCACCGACCAGCTTGGCGAACTGCTCAGCGGTGAGGATGATCGAACGGGTGTCGCCGTTGTCCTTGACCTCTAGCTCGATGTAGTCGGCAGCGCCTTGGAGGTCCTTGACCTCGGCACGGAGCGCGTCGAATTTCATCGGCTTGTCGAAGTCCAGCCCCGACCTGATGACCACCTCGACGAAATCGGCGTCCTTGCCGACTTTGCCGCTCACGTCAGAGACGCGACTCTGCACCACGGCCATGACAATGCCTTTCATGTACGACCGAAAACCTGATGCCTTCGGTTCTGCCGCTTAGTTATGGCGCACACGTGCAGATTGGTCAATGGCGAGTTGTCTATTCCACACTATGCAGTCGTGTTTGCGTTCGCTAAACTAAGTATAGTAAAGATAAACGGGGACGCACACCATGCAAGCAACTGAACTCAAGCCACAAGTCGGAACCACGCTATTGACCTGGAAGGGTACGCCCTATCAGATGTCCGATGGTCAGCAATACCACATCACTTTCGTCAGCGGGGACGTGACGACGGTTGACTTCCTTGACGGCTACCACTTCGTCACCGCCCCCCTTACCAAGAAAGACGGCACGCCAAGCACCACGCGAACCAAGAGCTTCTGGGTTACTGGTGACTACAGCTCAGTCCGGCCGGTTGACCCATGGAAGGCATACGACCGGCGATGAGCAAGTACGATTACACTGTCATGCCAGGTCAATCCTGGTATGGAACTCAGGCCGGTCAATTCTTAGAGGACACCTGTCAAACCTACCGCGAAGCCGTCAAGGTAGCTCACGAGATGCACACAGCCGGTGTGCGTGACATCGTCATCAACGCTTACGACCTAGACGCGGGTGAGTTGGCTGATTTCTACTACAAGGTCGACGACGCCACCGGCAAGGTGATTAAGCGATGATCCTGCTCCGAGAACTCGAAGAAGAGTTGCGGCAGATGAAGCCGCACTCCCCCATCTACAAACTCGTCAAAGCCGAGTTGCAGCGCCGGGGGCACTGGAAGAACAAACCACGGGGCAAGTCGTTCACCAAGTCAGACGGTAAAATCAAACCAACCAGCTAATCTCGACTGAGTTCCAGTCAAATCTATAGCCCTCAGCGCCCACGTAGTACGTCGGGCGCTTTCTACTTGGCTGCACAACGACACGCTCGATCATCAACTTCATGAGCCGTTGCCGCCACGCGACCGGTTCGCGTTCCCACGCGGCTCGCACACTCTCACCCGCGCTCAGCATGCGCGTGGCGTCCTGTGACGCGTATATGGCGGCGATCTCTGCCTCGACTGCGTCCAGCTCGTTCTGCACGCGCTGACGCGCTCTGGTGAACTCAGGTTTGGTCAGCGTGCCGTCTGCGTAATCGTCCAAGAGTTGATCGAGTCGAGCACGGAGGCGGTCACGGTCATCAAGGGGGAGTACAGCTTGTACTGCCCCTTCACCTTGTAATAGCCGCGCCAACGCGTCCGTGTCGAGCCTGTACAGCAGCGCCTCAGTTACTAGGTGGTCGAGCGGCACCGAGAGTCGCGTGTTGTTACCGCACCACGCCCCGTGCGGGTAGGACGGGCAGACATACTTCGGCCGCGCTTCATCTGACCGTGGGTCTTTCTTGGCGTGCCCGACCATGGGAGCGCCGCAGCGGCCGCAATAGAGCAGTCCCGTGAGCAGGTATTTGCGAGCAAGGGGCGTCTCAGATCGCGACGCCCCTTTACGGCGCTCGAACTCGGCCAGGACACGCTCACGAGTCGCGACGTCGATGATCCCCGGCCAGACGGCGGGATAGCTCTGACCCTCATAGACGCGCAGCCCGGCGTTGCGGGCGCTGGTCAGATGGTCCTTCACCACCTTGATCGTGAAGTCCTTGCCGTCCGTCGAGCGGTGGCCGGCGTCGTTGAGCCAGCGCACTATGTCGCGCACCGTCCAGCCGGATAGCAGGCGCTCGACCATCTGACGCACTAGCTCGGCCTCGTCTTCACGTATCTCCATGCCACTCGGCTCGTAGCCAAAGGCGCGGCGGGCGACGTGGGGGAGTCCCTGTTCGGCTCGCTGCCGGTTGGCTCGCTTCTGCCGGTCTGACTTCAGCTCAGTCTCGTTCCTGGCAATGCTCGCCAGGATGTCGGCCAGGAGGCGGCCACCAGGAGTGCTCATATCAAGTTCTGCGCCGCGTACTAAAATCAGGCGCACACCTCGAACCTGGCCTTGCTCTATGAAGCGCAGCTGGTCGGTTCGAGTCTTCAGTACACGCTCGAATGACCAAGCCACGACGGTGTCAGCCGCCCCGGCCCCAATCAGCTCCATCAACCGCTCGAAGCCGGGGCGCTTGGCGGACCTGAGCGCCGACTGGTCGTTGTCGGTCAGGACGTCAACCACCTCTAGTCCTCGCGCCCTTGCCAGGCGCTCAGCGTCCTCACGTTGGCGCGTGACCCCGGCCTCGTCACCGACGCGGTCTTGGCTAATACGGAGGTACAGGATGGCGGGCATCCATGGAGCCTATAGCTGCACGTTTGCGTTCGCAAGAGTCACCCTATGGGCTTCACGGACGGGGGTCGTCGTTCAGGTACTCAGCAAAGTACCTGTTCCATGACTCCTGGTCCGCGTCGTCGAAGCCTGGATGCTCGTAGAGATCCCCTTCGGGGAGGCGCCGAAGGAGTAGATGCAATTGGCGGTCGTGGCGCTCGTCGCGTACGGCGAATGGAAAGTCGTTGCTGTATCGGACATCGAAGTGAACCGTTCCGTTGGATCTCCAACTGAAAAGGAACTCGAATTGTTCGACGTCAGCCTCTAGCGAGCGCGCCCACATGGTTTTGTCTCGCCTGACGCGACCCCCAGTCGGTAGGCACCTAACACCGAGTGGCCCCAATTCGGGAACTTCATACAGGGGATCGAGTGAGAACTGTGGTGTTGATTCTGGTTCATCGAAGTAAATGACTGGCCGTCCGATATTGACTTCGGGTAAGCGGTCCTCCGTTTCACTGGCGGGTATAAGCAGAACAATGAACCGATGTTGCAAATGTTCTCTAAGTTCGACCACGATATTGGCCAATTTCTCGACACCCTTTTCCGAAGCCCACCGTCGCACGGTCCACCAAGACTTCGATGGTTTCAGGTTCGAGCCGTAGTGGTCAAGCCGCGCCTTCACACCTCTCTCACTCCTAGTAACGCCTGCGGCCGCGAACCATGCTGCTAGGTCGGAATCTTCGGCTGCATAGCGGTCTGCGAGATCTAAAAGAGTGGTATAGGCCAGCTCTATATCCCCGCCCCCAAGCATGTCCTTTATCGTTGGCGCTTTAGCAAGATGAGTTGGCAGAAGTCGATCTTGCGTTCTAAAAAGCGACAATAGTTCTCTGATCAGAGTGCTTCTTGGCTCATCGACCGAGTCATCCTGATCGTTCAAGACGCCCTCCATGGCGGTTGCAAACTTTCTGCCAAGTCTAGGCCCATGTTCGATGGCACGCTCGGGAGCGCAGTTACCAACCACCGGTACGGCATCCCAAAAAGACTGGGGCCGGTCGCCGCCAGCAACTTGAGAACTCAACAGCGTTCAGATGACGCAGCACGGCTGCGCTACTCGTGGCGTTCTACGCGCCCGCAAGCATCAGCTGGCTGCGTCTCCATCAACCGACTCTTTACTAGGAGACAATCATGTCATCTGACATGGAGCAGTACCGGGCAGCCAACCTGCCCGCCTTGCCCCATCCGACCAACCTCAACCGGAAGTCTCGGGCGCTAGTGGAGCAAGCCAGGTCGAGTGAGATTCAGTTGCACGCCCAGGGTTACCTGGCACGTGTAGCGCTTGACCAGGAGACAGAGACCATCGTTCGGCAGATGCAGAACGATCAGATCGAAGTCGACGCGGCTGACGTGCTCTACACCGCAACCGAGGCCAAGGCCATGCGTAGGGCTGTTACTCAGCGTGGCCTAGAACGAGCGCTTCGGCGACTCGACGACATGGACGAGCGGAACAATGCCCGTCTGAATCGACGGCGAACATGACCATCGCGTTCACCGACGATCAACTATGGGGAGTTCTCGGCGTCCTGGGATTCATGTTCGTTGCCTTTGGCTTCATGGTCGGACTGGTTGCGCGCGCCATTAGAGACCAGGTCGCACCTAAAAGGGACTCTGACGAAGCTTTGGGCGCGATGTTTCGGGATTACCTGAATACACGCCGCCTCATCGAAGACGACGATACGGACATGCGATGAAGCACTTTCACTTAAGGTGCGGTCGCTGCTCGGCATGTATCGATCTAGAGCTTCAACTTCTAGTCGATACCGAACATCTTATGTGGGAAGCGTCGCAAGATGACCTCACTCGCTACTTGAATTACATGGGTTACTTCATGGACGAGTTTGCGCTGAACGGACTGTCTTGATGGCCCGGGTGAAGGCGGCACTCTACTTGGTCTTGCTCGTCGCAATCGTCATCAAGGTGTTGTGGTGGGTGCTTGAACCAGCAGTTCCCATCATCGCCATCACCTTCGCGCTCATCGTCGTTTATAGCTACATCTTTAGACGTCGATGGTAAGTGAGTTCGATCTTGAACGGTACGTCGCGGCTTCAACGACGAAGTCAGGCGTACCACTCAAGGTGAGTGATCGGTCAGCGCTCATCGACGCAGCAAACCAGATCAACAAAAAAGTGGCGGCCGGGGGCAATCCGGCCGCCACTCGGGACACATCAAGCGGAGAGGCCCAAAATGTCCAACCCGAAGTCTACACCCGACCAGCAGCCAGCTAATGAAGCTCGCAAGCGACCGGGTTATCTGTATGGCTGTATCACCTGCGGTCATATCTTCCGAAGTCCGCAGGTCCTCATCCGGCACGTCGAGCGTGCTCATAAGCCGCGGGGGAGGTGATGACCATGGCGCTCTACTACACCTACTGCCACAAGGGCTGCGGTGCCAAGTGGCTGACCGGCGACACCCGGGCCTACTACGCCCATATCGCCAAGTGCCCGAAGTGAGCCCAAGCTGCGGCCGTCCGACGGGAGGTGAGACAACGTGACATCGACGTACACCTGTAGTCGCTGCGGCTTGAGATTCACCGACGCCGTGAAACTCAACCAGCACAAGTTCAGATGCCCGAAGCGGGGATTGCTCGGGAACCTGATCAAGTAGAAACGTCTATGGACAACGGGGCGGCTATGTCATCGTATTAGTGGCATGGCCGCCCTGTTTATCCTCCTACTGCTTTCCGGACTGTTTATACCAACAGGAGCCGCCTTGCTCAAATCGTTCAACCAGAAACGACGCGACAAAGATCGCGCCACATATGAACTCACCTTCCCTAACGACTTAGAAGTGGACCGCGTTATCGCCTTTCTGCGAAACGTCAGCGCCGTGCCCCCCGCTCGCAAGCTTGGCGGCGTCATGACGACGGCCTTCGAGCTGCACGCAGACGGCAACCGCATCCGTGCGTTCATCCGGCTACCTCACGTGCTGGCGGGCGGCATCATCCGTCAACTCCACGGTTCCATACCTGGCATGGCGGCTGGCGTCGTCGAGGAACCCTTCGACTACTCGCTCACCTACGCGGTCGAGGTTGGCATGACCAGCCCCAGCAAGCCGCTCGACATCAAAGACACCAGGCACGCGGCCGACATCAGCACCAGCATCCTGAAGTCGATCGACGCGCTGAGCGAGGGGGAGTACGTCGTCGTCCAGTTCGTGCTCAGTCCAGCCAGACGTCAGCGCCCACCAGGTGACGATGTGTTGTCCGACGTGTTCCGCTACAGCAACGTCCTACACGCGCCCCGCAGTGCCAGTCGTGACGAGGTGTCGTCTAGGCGCAGCAAGCTCAGCGAGCCAAACTACCGGGGCATCCTTCGCGTCGGCGCGCACGCGAAAACGGAGCCCAAGGCTCGCCAGCTCGTCCAAGATGTCCGTCACCGCTTTGCCGCCACGGCGAGCGGTGAGACGCACTGGCAACTCAACCGCCGCAAGCTCGACACGGTAGTCAGTGACATCAGGGCCGCACGCGCCGTCCGCCCCTCTGCGCTCGACAGCATGGTGCAGCTCAGCACCATGGAGTTAGCCGCCCTGCTCGGTTGGCGCATCAAGGGCGCGCAGATTGCCGGTCTACCAGGTGCAGCCACCCGGCCGCTCGCCGCAAGCCCCGGCGTCCTCAGTAAGGGCCGCGTATTCGGCGAAAGCAATCACCCGAGTAACCCGCGCAAGTTGGCGGTGTCGGTCGTCGACAGCTCCAAGCACTGGCACATCGTCGGGAGGACCGGCTCAGGCAAGACGACACTCGGGCTCAACTTGGCCGCCCAGATCATGCAGGAGGGACGCGGCCTACTAGGCATCGACCCGAAGGGCGACCTGTTCAACGGCCTACTCGACTACGTCCCACGTGACCGCCTGGACGACGTCATCGTCTTCGACGTCACTGACACGCTCAGGCCGGTCGGTTTGAACCTGCTTACCCAAGGCAACCCGCAGACCGTGGCTTCGGACGTGCAGACAATCTTCACCAGCATTTACCGGGACACGGGCGCTGTTCGAGTGCCCGAGACGCTGTACCACTTGCTCATCACGCTCATGACGACGAAGGCACCGGGGCCGTTCGCGTTCGTCGACATCGTGCCGCTTATCTCACCAAGTACTCGGCAAGAGCAGCAGTTCCGCAAGGCAATCATCGAAGGCTTGACCGACCCGTACATCAAGGGGTGGTGGCACAACATAGACAAGCTGGCACCGAAGCAGCGTGACACCTACTTCGAGAGTCTGCGCTCGAGGATCTGGCAGCTCAACAGCCGCGCCGAGATTCGCAACATCATCGGGCAGACGGAGAGCAGCATTGACCTGCTCGACATCGTCAAGAACAACAAGCTGCTCTTCGTCAATTTGAAGGGTTTGCCCGAGGAAGTCGCCTCGCTAATCGGCTCCATGCTGATCAACAACATCTGGCACGCGCTGAGAGCGGGCTACACGAACGAAGCCAACCCGTTCGCCATCATGCTCGACGAGTTCCAGCACTTCGTCCACAGCCCAGTGCCGATTGACGTAATGCTGCAAGAGGGCCGCAGCGCGGGCGCCCAGTTCCACCTCATGCACCAGGGCCTCGACCAGCTACAGGGACGTCAACCTGTGGCAGACGGCGTCATGAACAACGCCGTCAATAAGGTGGTGTTTCAGCGCGGACTCAAGGACGCCAGCACCTTCTCTATGGAGTTCGGCAAGCCAGTCACGCCCGACGACATGAAGATGCTCGGCAAGTACGAGTTCATGGCGCGGGTCGCGTCCGAGGACGGCATCAGCCCGCCCTTCACTGGCCGCACCCTGCCGCCCTTAGAGCCGTACAACTACGGCAAGCAGGCCAAGGAACGCTCACGTGCTCGCTACGGCCGCAGCGTGGCCGACGTGAACGCCGCCCTTATCCGGCGTCGCCAGCTCGGCGTCGGGGACACCGATGATCGGCCTGTCGTGGGCGAAGTCGACTGGGAGGACGACGCGTGAAGTTCGAGCTGTCTGACCGTGACCGGCAAGTCGTCATCATGGTGTCGCGGCTGGGCCAAGTAAGCACTATGCACTTGAAGACGCTGCTGTTCGCTGACGTCAACCGCATCAGCATGGACCGCTGCATCAAACGCCTACGCGACGACAAGCTGATCAAGCGGCTGGGAGCACGGGCAAGGGGACAGAGCAAGGGAACACCGCCCAGCGTCTACGTGCTCGGTCCTAAAGGCTGGTGGTATCTGCGCCGCCAGGGGGAGTACCCCAGCATCACGGCTATCCGCGAGCACAGCCTGCACATCGCTGATATCTTCACCAAGCTCGTCGAGCTGGACAGAGCAGGCACCATCAAGCTGTTGCCGGCGACTGACATTGAGCACGTCGTGGGCAACATGCGTGTCGACCTGTACGTGGACTTCGGACTGCCAGCCCTCAGCAAGCGACGCCCGTATTACGTCGAGGTCCAGGAGCACGCCAGGGCCGACCTGATCAAGCAGAAGCTCACCGCGCACTGGGAAGCCTATGAGAACGCGCAGGGCGGCTTCTATCCCGAGGTGGCGTTCGTGGCACGGGACGACTACTTGAAGTGGCGCATCGGCCGCCTCATGCAGCCACACCACCGCGAACTCGTCACGGTCTACACGCTCGACGAGTTCTTGACCGCCATCACAGCACAGAAAGCAGGTAAGCAATGACAGACGAAGGCTCTTTCGAGCTCGAAGTTACAGAAGCTCTAGACGACTATGTCACGGACCTCAAGTCTCGACTCGAGGCCATCACATGGGAAATCGACACTCACCACCATAACGGCTTCGCCAGCGCGAAACGCATTACCAATGCCGTTAGCGCCCAGGACGCGCTAACGAGACTAAGCGCCGCAGCGTCGGACATCAACATGTCGGTGGAACACCTACGCGTCAAGGTCGGTGAACTCGGCCGCATGTCGGGTAGCTACTAGCCGCCATTCGCGGCGTGGTAAGCACTCACGACATCGGCCTTGATGCGCCCACGCTCGCTCACGTCGTGACCGTTCTCACGAGCCCAGGCGCGGATAGCTTGCAGCTCATCTTTCGTCCTGCCGGAGCCGTTCGATGACGAGTTGGTGGACGCCTTGCGGGTGCGACCGCCGACCTTCGTGGCGTGCTCCAAGTACATGGCGATGGCCTTGTCGAAGCCCGCCGCTTCCTTGTCAGTGAGGTCGATGGAATAAGAGATGCCATCTACTGAGAACTCGATGGTCCGTCCTTCACCGGGTTTCATCTCGTCGCCCGACAGGTCGGAGATCAACTGCGTTACTACACGCTGTGCCATCAGGTTGCCCTTTCCCAAGAATGAGAGTCGTTCTACACTTAGTGGAACACTAAGCGGAGTTTGACATGTATGAAGTGCCTATGCAACTGCGGACACGAAACTAAGCCGGGCAATCGCTACATCCACGGCCACAACGAGGCGCGGAAGCGAGCGACCCTTGCCGACATGGGTGCGTGGCGGAACGAAGAAACCGGCTGTTTGCTTTACCTCGGGTCGATCAATCCGGTGAGCGGGTATGGCTATCTCAGCCACCGACCCGCTCACCGGATCGCGTACGAAGAAGCCTACGGTCCGATTCCTTCCGGCCTGACGATTGACCACGTCTATGCGCGTGGGTGTAGGTACAAGAATTGCATTGAACCCTCTCACCTAGAAGCTGTAAGCAGAGCGGAAAACAACCGTAGGGCAGCCGTCGTAAGGACTCGTAGAACTCACTGTAAGCAAGGACATGAGCTGAGCGGCAGGAACTTGCGGGTACGACATAAGGGAAGCTACCTCGAACGTATCTGTCGTCGCTGTGTGAATGACCGGAGCAACGCTGCTTACCATGCGAAGCGGGCGGCGCTGCGATCAGGAATGAGGCATAGCCCTACCGGTACTCCTACACGTATGGGTGGTGTTAGTGGGGGAGCGTAGCACTACCCCTTCCCCGATGGTTGGGGCGCGCCAAAAAAGCGAGTTTGAACTGTTAGAACCCCCTTCCCCGGGGGACTTGGGTCGACTCGTAACAGGGGTCGCAACATTTTACGACATAGAATCGGCGAAAACGGAAGGGAAGCGATAAAACGTCTGCGAACCGTTGTCAATATGTGCACGCTCTGAGCGCCCCTGTCGCACAATTTTTGTGTGCGGGCAAGTAAAGAGCCACGTCCGACTGTGAACGTGGCTCAGCGCCTGCGAGACGACGCGAGGCTGGCTATGTCAGCCTCGCGCGAGCGCGTAGAGGCCGACCAGTACGGCGAGCAACCCCGCCCAGAACGTGGCGTGCAACGTGGACGGCTCTAGGACTAGCCACACAATCACGAAGGTCAGGCCCGCCATGATCAAGGCGTAGACCAGTCGGCTGCGGAACTCGGCCACTAGAATGGGACGACGCCGTTCGCGTCGATGGCCGGGTTCTTGTGCACATACTTGTCCCATGCCTTGATGAGCGCGGCGATCAGCGTGGCGAGCCCCACGTTAGTGATCGGGTCCGTGATGAGTCCGACTGCCGCCTGAGCTGCAACCAGACCGGCTGATACGGCCGCGATCAGGACGACGCGTCCGAACTCTTTTAGTGCTTCGATTTGTGGCTTGTTCATATCACCTCCCTAGTTCAGATTGGTTTGCAGATAGTTGATGACCGATTCTCTGCTCAAGCTCGCACGGTCTCGCGAAACGAACTTGGCATACGTCGGATCACTCCACAGGGCGTTCACGTAGTCGTCCAGCTCGCGGCCGACCCAGCCCTCTATGAGTCCAGGTCCAGGCTCCGCGCCCTGGAACGCCAGCTTGTGAATCATGATAATTTGCTCTTTGGTTAACTTCACGTCATCACCTCTTTCTTCGGTTACGTAATCAAGTGGGTTCACGCGCACGCCGTCGACCCAGAGCACCCAGTGACAATGGGTACCACCTTTTGTGTCGTTGGGGATGGTGTAGCCGGTGAAGCCCATCGTGCCAAGCTGCTGGCCCTTAGATACCTGCTGGCCGACTGACACGAGGATGCGATCGTTATGAGCAAGCCGAGACAAGAATTTTCCGTCCAAGCTTGTGACGTCGATGGCTAGCCCGGCGTCATTCGTGCCACTCCCCATCTGACCCGCCGCCGTGATGGTGCCCGCATAAGGGGCGACAATTGGCGTACCAAACTCATTAGCGCTTCCTAGGTCAACCGCCTGGTGTGCGGCCGAGAACTCCTGTCCGATGCCACCTTGTGCTGGGCGAATCATCAGAGCGAGCTCCTATTGGCGAGAACATAGAGGACCGTTCCCAGTGTCGCTACAACGCCAATGATTTTGGTCATGAGTGCCAAGAGGTCTTTGTTGATATCCACGGTGGCGCTGTTGCTGCTACTTTCCTTCTGCTCCCGCGTTCCATACTTGGCGACGTAATTTGCCACGGCCTCCTGAGAAGTCTTATAGACTTCCACAGCCTTCAAGCGCGACTCGTGATCCTCAAGAATGCTATGCACACTCTTGACCTCGCGCATGATGTCGGCGTTAGTCGGTTGTTCGTCTCGCATGGCGGGCGACGCTCCAAATTATCCCTATGACACAGAGGACATACACCGCACCTGTGATCTGACGGGCCGCATCAGCGGGCATGTTGAACAGGAAAGTTGCGAGACGGGAGAGAGTGACTGCCAGGAGAACCACACCCATCCAAGCGAACACTGTCTGACCGGCGACGATCTGTAAATGGATATTGCGGCGATGCGCGAGTGCGAAACAGAGCACCATCAGGACGACTGAAGCGAGTATGCCTAGCGATGTCAACACTGACTCAAGCATTTATGTCCCCATAATGAACACACTATTCACCTGCGATGCGCCATTTGTGCTACTGGTGGCCCCGATCGTCAGCGTCGAGTTGGTGATAGCTGATACGTAGCACCACTGCTTCGGCTCAGTGCCGATAGTGTCGAGTGTGACGATGGACGATTGAATCGAACTGAAGAAGCTTCCCGGCAACGTAACGGTCCAATTGCCTCCACCCATGCCGATTGCTTGTGAGGCCGTCTTTCCCCACAACAACTTCATGCCCTTCAAATCGATGTAATAAAACGTGCCACCGGCCGTGCCCGCATTCGCGTAGGAGGCCACCTGTCCACCAAAGAGTGTAGATAGCAGCATGGTGAATGTGATGGAGTTACTAGGGGTGCTCCCGACAACGGCGGCCGCAATGCCGGCGGCTGTCACCTTCTTGCTGAGGGCGGCGGACACATCGGCAACCTCGAACATGTCATTGGCATCCGCACTTGCCAGCGCAGTCAGGTCGGTTATTTTCTTGAATGCCATGCTCTACCTATTTAACCACTAGCTTGGTGCATTGGGTAGGTTTTCGAATTGCTCCGTTTGCAATTCGTCCTCCGCTTCGGCGATCTTGTCCACCTGTCTCATCTGTAATTCGCCTATCTGAACCGTCACGGCGGTGGGCGTATATGAAAGGCTGACGATCTGGAGGGGAGGCAGTTGGTCGATGAAGTTGCCGAAGTTTCGAAAGCCGACCGTGTGCCCCAACCGAATCGACTCGATGTCGTACCGGGCGCTGGAGATAGTCAGCGGCGTGGTGAAGATCGGCTGGCTGTAGCGGCCCATGAGCTTGTCGGCACGGCGCTGCATTGACGCGGGCAAGATGTAGCGCCGGTCAGTGATGACGTTGACGCCTTTACGCCAGGCCGCTTGCGACACGGCGTCGCTGTACTTCTTGTACACGACGGTCCCTGACGCCTCACCGCCGACGAAGTAGACCTCATTGATCAGGTCCTCAATTGATCGCTTGAGGCGCAGGTTCTGAATGTGCTCATCCTTGATGAACAGATGGTCGTAGTCGGTGCTCACCGGTTGCAGGTACACGAGGTTCTCCGCCACATTGCCGTACCAAAACCATCCGTCCGGCGTCTGGTCGTAGACACTCTCAATACCCTTGAGCTTGGTGTTGAGAGGGAACTTCATCGTCTCCGATACTCCGGTCGTCCCGATGCTCGCTGTTGAGTACGTCATCTTGCCGGGGTTGGTGTCGAGGATCGACTTCGTAATCGCCTCCAGGCTTGTCGTGCTGAAAGCAACCGTCGTCGTGGTGCCGCTGCGGATGATTTCTTGAGACAACTCCATGCCATGAGCGGCCACCGTGACGGTGACACCTTCGTCGCCTGGTCCGTAGCCGGCGTCGTAGTCCAGGATGTAGCCGCTGAACACGCGAGTACCTAGCGGGGCACCTTCCATGACGATGCGCCGATCACCGTCTTCGGTGATCCTGATGTCGCCGTCTTCGGTGATGCGATCGGCGAAGTCGCCGTAATGCACGTAGACGTCGACGAGGTAGCCCAGCTCAACGTCGGTGCCTTCTCCGACTGTGTAGGACGTCTCGTACACGATGACGCGGGTGTCTCCGTCTTCGGTCTGGCGCGTGTCACCGCTCTCAGTGACGCGGGTATCGCGGATCTCTTTGCGGTTGTCGGCCGAACGTCCCAACTGCACGGTCGTCGTTGTGCCTGGCGTGTTGATGCGTTGAGTGAACTTGAGATCGTCAACGACATCGGCCCAGACACCGACAAACGTGCCGTCCGGCTTGTACACCTTGTAGATGTAGGTCTTCTCATCCTCTTTGCCCAGCGCTGTCCAGTCGGTGTCAGGCGGGGGAGGCGGGTCGCTTAGCTCGATGGTCGGCTGCGGCACACTGGCCGTAGAACTCACTGCGGTCGGCGTGACGAGCCAATAGACGTCGATGTCGAGGTAGTCCGTCTCGTCAAGACCGTAGCTGTTCTCAGCGCCCAGGTATGCCGAGTAGATGCCTGGAGAGGTGTACGTGTGGCTCGGGTTTTGAAGGGTGCTGGTCCCGCCGTCGCCGAAGTCCCAGTACCAGTTCGTGGGGTTGTACAGCGACGTGTCATAGAAGTCGACGGTCAGGGGCACATCACCAGCGCCGGTGCTCACCCCGACCTGAGCCAAGGGCTCCGTATCTGTCTCGATGTAAAAGAGCGCGTCATAAGCGTCCAGAGCGGTGGTCGTCGTGCCGTCAGAGATGATGATGGTGCCGGGATAGTTGCTCGGCTGGTAGGTCCCGAAACGCACATGATTGTCCAGCGTTCCGCCCGAGTAGGTGATCATCGCGACGTAGGGAGTGTCGGCTGTCATCGCATAGCGCTGAGCGCCAACGAAGTTGAAGTACGCATACGAGTAAGTCCCGGACAGAGTCGAAGCAGACACAACATTTGACGTTGCCAGCAGTGCTCCGAGGCCATTGCTTCCGCCGCCGTAGGTCCCAGTCGACTCGTACAGTTTGACCTGCATGCTGCCGGTCGGGCTTCCGTTGACGTACATGTAGAAGATGGCGGTCCGCAGCTCGGCGTCGGTCGGTTGCACGAACGACTGGCCACGCGAGACGCTGGCACCGATGAAGGTGATGGCGGTATTGGTGGCGCCTTGGTTGTTGGACGCGGTGAACGCGATCATGCCGACCTACAAACGGAACACGCCGTTACTGTGCCACTTGATCTTCACCGAACCGCCGTTAGGCGTGAACGGCAGCACGCTCGAGCCGTCGCTATCGATGTAGACGAGCAGCTTCGACGTCGCCGGGTTGCCGGTGTCGTCGAAGACGATCATGGCGTCGATGGTTCCCGCAAAGGTCACGGCTGAAATCACGATGTCGTCCGCCTCGGCGATGCCATCGACCGCGGTGCGGTTAGCCAGGACCGGGCTCGTCGCCACGCGAGCGCCGCTAGGGACGTCGCTGAGCGTGCTGTGCATCGTCAGGTTGACCGTGTAACTGGCGACGTCCACCAGCAGCACCTTAATGTTGCTCGTCGTCCAGGCGACCGAGCCGTCGAGTAGCGCCTGCTTTCCTTTCGTGTAAAGGGTGTTCATAGGTACCTCCGTGTGTAAGTCATCTGGACCGATGCGGTCCGGGTAGTGAAGTCGTCGAGGTAGTCGAGCGTCCCGGCGCCGGGTTGCCAGGTCGGGAACTGACCTAAGAAGTCGGTCGGTACATCGTTGACGTACACAGTCTTCTTGAGTGAGTCGACTTCGAGAACGTCGCCGCTCGACCAGGTGCGCGTCACGCTGAGGCCCCGGAGACTGCCGCCATTACTCAGCGTCACCGTCTTATTGGTTCCGCCTGTTACGGAGCTAAGCGTGTATGTCAGCAGCGGTTCAGCCATGTACGACCCGCCTACCGTGACGGCGTACGTCTGAGCTGAGGCGCTGACGCTGGTGGGCGACAGCAGTGCAATGCCGTCGATGTCCCAGCCCATGCCGTCCGGGCTCAGAAACTCGACGCTGAAGCCACAGGTGGTCGGCCCTTTCCGCGCGATGATGATGTTCTCAGCGCTTGCCAGGAAGCGGCGAACACCCCCGGCGTAGTCAATGTCGAACGCTTGGTTCTTGGACGCCATGGCCGCCTTGAACGCGTCCAGCGTCGTCTCCAGCTCGACGATGGTGTCCTTTTGGATGTGACCGTCAGCTGTGAAGCGCTTGGACTTGTAGCGCTGCTGGACGATGAGGGCGCCGTCACGGCCGGCCAGCTCCACCGCCTGGATGTCGTTGGGCGGTGCCGAGTAGACGTCGGTCTCGCTCACGACGACGCCGTCATCTTGCATGTCGTAGCTGCCGAACTTGACGCCGATTCCGACACCACTCATGCCATACCTACTGCGGCAAGCCGCTGCGTCTTGTCGATGCGGTTCCAGAACGCGTCAGCGGCCTCGGGGGTGCTGATGTTGATCGTGCCGTTGATGTTGACGGTCGTACCTCCGCCACCACCAGGAGTGATGCGACCTGACGTGCTCGGCGTGAAGTACTCTGGCCCCCGCTCACCGACGAGGTAAGTGGTGCCGGACGCGACAGGCCCACCCATCGCGCGCGTTGAGGCACTTCGGATTTCATTGATTTTGCGGGCTTTCCACTCCGCTGGTTGGTTCGAAGCCTGGATGCGGCGGATTGCGTCGTTCTCAGACTCGATGGCCGCTGCCTTTGATGCGGCTGCGTTGTTGAGCGCGTCAACTGCGCCCTTCACCGCGTCTACTGCTTTGACTACTTGGTAGAGAGATGCGAGGGCCGCTGCTATGACCAGAGCTGGCATGAGGATCGGGCTGGCAATCAGACCTGCAAGGGCAGCGAACCTGGCGGCGACAGCCGGGATGGTTACTGTTTGAATGAAGGCCATGCCCCCGTTGAACGCATTGAAGGCGGCGCTCATGGCCAGGGCACCGGCAACGAGCCCGAGAGTAGTGATCAACCCTGTCCAAACGGGGTCGCCGTCCAGCACCTTCTGATACACGAAGCCCAGGGCTTCGATCGTCCCGGTGATGATGTCGACAACTAACCCAAACGCTGCAACCAGCGTGTCTCCGATGACAGGGATAAGCGGCTCGAGCACGTTGTGCCACAGGTCCGAGAGGATCGGAATGAGTTCGTCACGGATGGCTGCACCAAGCGCGGCAAGCTTTGGTCCAAGGTAGTCCCATATTTCGCGACCTAGCTGCTGAAGTTTCGGGATGGTCGAATCGAGCCAGGTGAAGAAGAGAGGGGAGATGTCGCTAACCGTTTGGCCCATGCCAATGAGTGCGCCCGTGACGCCCGGCAAAATGCGCGTGCTTAGGTCGATGGCCGCTGTCTCAATATTGCTCTTCAGGGCATCCCAAGCACCCCAGAAGCCAGCATTCTGAGCTGCTGCCAGTTCGGCCGCTGCACCCTGCTTCTGGACAGCGCCGGACATTTTGTCGTAACCGGCAACACCTTCTTTGAGTAGCACATTGGCTGCCCGCATAGCGTCTGAGCCAAAGATCGTCTCGATTGCCTGCGACTTCTGCTCATCGGTGAGCCCTTTCGTGCCAGCCTCAAGCTGACGCACGACTTCACGCATGCCGACGAAGTTGCCCTTAGCGTCATAGAAGTCGAGGCTTAGGCGTTTCATCGCCTCCTTGGCTTTGGTCGTCGTCGGCGTCAGCGCGTTGAACATCGTCTTGAGCGACGTACCGGCGTCTGATCCCTTGATGCCGTTGTTTGCCATCTGGGCGATTGCCGTAGTCAGGTCTTGCACCGGCACCTTGACGGCAGCGGCACTTGCACTGGACATCTGCATCGCGTACGCCATGTCAGTGACGTCGGCGCTTGATGCGTTGGCAGCGGCCGCCAGGAGGTCGGCTACACGTGTTGCCTCAGTCCCTTTGAGGTTGAACGCGTTCAATGCGCTGGCCGCGATTTCAGCGGCTTGAGCAGTGTCGAGATTGCCGGCCTTGGCCAGCGCCAAGACACCTTTCGATGCGCCAAGCGTGTCGTTGACGTTGAGACCGGCCTTCGCCAGCTCGACCATGGCAAGCGCGGCGTCCTTGGCACTAACGCCAGGTAGCGTCATGTCCTTGCCGAGTGCGCGTGCAGTGTCGGCTACACGCTTCATTTGGTCGGCGCTTGCGCCGCTGACTGATTGGAAAACGTTGAGCGAACGTTCGTAGTCAGCGCCCGCTTTGATCGCGAAGCCGCCCGCCGCCATGACAGCGGCACCAGCTGCGGCTGCGAACGCGGCCAGGTTGCCTCGTGCGCCACTGAAGGCACTACCCGACTTGTCGGCCGAATCAGACGCTTTATCGAGCTGCTTATTAACGTCGCCGATAGTCCGCGACGCTTCGTCCTTCGCCTTGATGAGTATTGAGATTGTATTTGACGCCATGCGGGTGTTCAGCCAGAGTTCTTGAAACTCTCTCGCTTACTCTTTACGTTATCACTTTCTGCGTCTAACGCCCATATGGCGGACGCTTGCGCAATAGCCTCAGCCGGTTCATCCTCAAGCTGACGAGCAGACAGTTGAAAAGCCTGCCGGTATCGGAAGGCTTGCACTTCATCAACGACATGGTCGGGTACACCGTCACGGTCGCCCTGGACTATGAGTTGGTAGTAGGGGTGTCGAGCGGCGCTGATTCGCTCGAAGTCCCGCTCGTAGGCGGGGTGACGGACGTCGAGACTTTTGGGTCAAGGTACTGCGCCCCCACCCCGGTCATCTCTTTGAAGATGTGATTGATCATTGTGGAACTCATGGCATCAACGTCATCTGGTAGCAGGTCACCGTTTATCAGTTTAGATCCCTCGAGAAGCTTGACGGTGCCGCCGATGATGTGCTTGCGAATGAAGTCGAGCATGAGGTCAACGCCCTGCTCGTCGGTCAAATTCTGAGTCTTCATTGCCTTAAACATCTTGAGCTCGCTATAGGTGACTGGTGACGATAAAACGAAGCAGTCATCCCAGCCTTCGGCTTGCCCGGTAAGACTGATGCGACTGACAATCCCGAGGCGACGATCAGACATTAGGCTGAGACGTAGCTTGCCTGAGTGTTGGTAAGCACGGGGCGCAGCATGTAGCCATCAGAGAGGCTCAGTTCGGTGCGGATACCGATTGTTGCTTCGACGATGCCGCCAAGGTCGTTGCTGCGATCGAACTCAGCCAACCGAATCTGGGGAGCAGTGAAGACGACGCCAGGACGAGCGCTAGCGCCGATCACGACGTCCGTGTTCACGATGCTGAGCTGCATGGATTGTGCCAAGTTGCTGAGAAAGTTGTCCTCATGCAGCGTGCTGTTGTAGCGGATCAGGAACTCACCAGTTACGTCGACGTCGCCAGAGGTGAAATAGGTCGGGTCGGGGGAGAGGGCCGGGAAGTGCGGCTCGGTCTTACGCTCGATGTTCAGCTCGAACTTCTTGATGTCCAGCGCGCTCGCACCGCTCAGGCCAGCAAGGTTGCTCGCTAGCTTCAGGCTGACGTGGTTCATCGTGAACTCGTTCTCGCCAACCAGGTAGGCGACGGTGCTGCTGGCGGTCACGCCGACCTTCGCCTTCATGTCGGCTGTGAACTGCACGAACTGACCGCGCTCACCGCTGATCTTGAGGGTGTCAATGACGCCGAGAGCGTGCCGTTTGTCAGCGACGGGGTTCTTAACCGTGACGGTCAGGTACTTCGGTGTGTTGCTTTGTGCGAAGTCGAAGGTGTGGTCTTTGACGGCCGCGTTGCTATCAGCGTTGTCCGTTGTGACCGGCAGACCGAAGATGCCTGCTAGCAGGTAGCCGAAGCTGGCGTCGGCAACCTTGCCTTCAAGGGTGCCCTCGGCCCAGCGAGTGTCGAGGGCGCTTTCGTTGACCCGCTCGACACGGCCCATGGCGCTGTCGTTCTCGATCGTGGTGTGCTTCGGCATGAAGCTGCTACTAAGGTGGCGAACCCAAGCTTGTGGTGCGACCGCTGTGCCAGCCGTCGCTTCAATACCAAGTCCTACGCTCTCGCGTCGTCCAGTGAACTCATTCGCCATCACCGCTCTCCTGGGCCGAAGCCGGTGCATTCGGCACCTTCGTTAAGTCTGTTGCTACAACGACTTCGCCGGTAGAGGGCACGAAGTACTTAGTCTTCGGCGTCTCGTCGGCCTTTTGCGTAGCTTTCTTGCTCATGGTTTTACAATATCACCTTCCATGAGGTTATTGAATATTAAGATCGACGTTTACGATATATTCGACGGTAATAGTCAGGTGGGCCTCGTGCGTGACGAGGTCGCCGGGCCGGGGTGTCACACCGATCTCCAGCGACATGCGCTGACCGATGCGGCGGTCTCCATCCAACCCTTGACGCAGCGCACCTTTGATCGTCGTCGGCTTCCAGCGACGAGTCACGGGGTCGCGTTCTTCCATCCAGCGCCGCAGCTTCGCTTCGGTCAGCTCCTTCGTCTTGGCCCTGTCGTTGCCCCAGTCATCGGCCTTGTTCAGTATCGCTTTGACAACGATGGTGTCAGTGACGTCGTCCTGGTCCTGTGTCGCTGGCTCACTGGTGTCCGACGTCTTGGTGACGACGAGCGCGGGCAGGTTCATGGTCGGTATCAAGTCGGGGTCGCCGTCGTAGAAGGACTTGAAGGCACCTGCGCCGTCCAATCGTTCTCGAAGCAGGTCGAGCACCAACTGCACGCTGTCCTTCACGCGGCCCCCATGACACGTCCCAGATGCGCGTCGATGATGTCGACGATCCGGCGCTCACGAGTTTGATCGACGGCCATCATCGTGCGCGCAGGGATGCGACTGGTGCCGCTCTGGTGGAAGGCGAACTTCGGGTCGCTGTTGAGTAGTAGGACCGAGGCGCGGCCGGCGTTCGCCTTGAAACTTCGGTTCATCACGCCAGTGCGGATGAGGGGTGGTCGACCAGGGAACGTCCTTGCCTTACGCGCGGCGTACTGGTTGTTCAAAGGACGCCACGACTTGCCGATGACGCCACCACGTGAGGCGAAGACTTCGCCGCTGAAGAAGCCGGTCAGGTAGCGGCCAATGCTGGACATGGGGCTCGAGAGGTCTAAGACGCCGCCACCAATGCGACGAAGCCGTTCCATCGCCTCCTTGTCGCCACTGAGGGTGACTGTGATCTCGGCCATCTAGTACTCGTCCTCGATGCGGAACATCCGACCGGTGTCGTCGTTTGGCCAGCCGCTGATACCGCCGCTGACCGCGTTCACGCCCGTGCCGTCGTCGAGGTTGCTCTGACCCATCGCGGCGCTGTCCATCATGGCGCGGGCGTCTTTCACCAACGTGTCGCCCAGGCTGCTCTGGCCCCGGTACTGCGACTGCAGTAGGAACCCAGCCGCCAACTTGATCGTGATGGTCTTGATGATCTCGGGCACCGGCTTGAACGGCACCGTGTAGTGGTTGCCGAGCTTGGTGTTGATCTCAGCCTCGGCCGCGCGGCGCTGCTGGTCGACGTCGACGTCGCTGAGATTGACCGCATCCTCGAAGCCCGCCTCGCGGCGGATCGCGCCCAGGTCGGCGTAGTGGCCGAAGTCGTCGCCGCGCACGGGCACCGTCTCGCTGAGACTTGTCTCGTCCAAAGTCGTCTCGTTGAAGTAGGTGCAGCGGTACCAGTAGTTGCTCGAGCCCGAGCTGTCTGTGTAGAAGGTCATCTGCTGGTCGGGGTCGATCGAACGGGTAGCGAGCACGCTGAACATGCCGTCAGCTGGAACCGTGCCGTCGACGTTGACGGCACGGTAGATGCGGATGCGGTCGCCTAGCACGCCGGTAACCGGCTCGAACTCGCCGTGAGGCAGCGTGAGAGGCCCCGAGAGGGCCAGATGCGTCGCGTCCGGTACCGACTGCACAACCGCGCGCTCGCAGCCGTCCTGAGCCAGCGTGCCGACGTAGATGATGTCGCCGGCCTTATAGCCAGCGCTGCTCTTGACGATGATCGACGTGGCACCGGCAGTCAGTGGGGCGTCCAAAGTCGTCCGTTCTTCACGGACGTTGCTAGCGGCGAAGGATTGGACTTTGAGCGTGGTCGCCATTACTTGGGCTAGTATGCGCCTTTATGGAGGAGCTGACAACATTCCTAAGAGACGATCCAACCGCCGCTGCTGTTGCATTTCTTGTGACACTCGCACCTTTGTCCGCTCTGCTATTTACTTTGCAGTCTGACAGAAGCGCTAAGCAAGATGCTGACAAGAGACTACAAGCGACTAACGCGCTTCAAGAGCAAGAGAGCGCCGTTGCTACGGAAGCTAAAGATCATGGTGGGCTCGACCTAGCAAGCCTCTGGCCCGTCACTCAGAAGCGCATTGACTTCTATCATGAGATTGCCCTTGAGCAGTCCCGTAAGAGCTTCCGCAACGGTCAGATCGCTATGATCATCGGGTTTCTGTCAGTGATCGGCGTCGGGTTCCTTGCCGCTTTCGCAAAGAATGGCACCGCGTCCATCGCAGCGGCCGCCGTGGGAGTTGCCGGCGCGGCCATGAGCGGGCTGATCGGCGCGACCTTCTTGAAGTCGCAGACAGAAGCCTCCAGCCAGTTACGTCAGTTCTTCTCGCAACCGGTAGAGCTGTTGCGCGTTCTCGGCGCCGAGCGGCTTGTCGAGGTCCTGCCCGAAGCGGAACGTGCCGAGGCGGTGCAGCAGATCATCAAGTCCATGACACCCACAGGCAATGACACCTCGCCTACAGCAGAACCGTCACCGACGAAGCCGGAGACAACAAAGTGACGCAGTCGCTCTCGGTAGGTGCTTGGTACGTCGTGGTCGTGTGGATGACGGCGGCCTGATTATGCGCCGCCATAACGTTCGATGCGTCGGTGACAACGGCCAGCGCGCTGAGCTCGCGCGCGGCCAGTAGAGCACTGTCGTCGCTAGACGCGAGAATGACGACAACGCCGTCGGCGGCTCGACGGCTGTGAATCAAGGGAGCACCGAAGATGAGGCCTGCGACTAGAGATGCGCCGAACATGCCATGCCTCCCGTCATAGCAATGCGAACCAATTGCCCGTCGCCATAGGGGTAGCGCCGTCTGCTGCCTTGAACGTCGCAATGATGCCAACCCATATACGACTAGTGGCAATTGTCATCGTCCCGGTCTGAGTACCGACTGCGCTTACGACCTTCGATTGCATGGCGGTAGCTGCGTTCGCAACATTGACCGTGATTAGGTTTGAGTAGCCAGAGCCGACCGTGTAGGCCGCAGTGGTGCCGCTATGGGATGAACACATGACGACCAGCTCGTTGGCTTGCGTTATCGAGGCCGTCGTGCCGCCCGAGGCCGTCGTACTGCTGCCCGTGGCGCTTGCCACCCTGTCGAGCGTCGATGTCGTAGCGAGTCCGGAGAACTCTTGAGCTAGGACGACAACGCGGCCAGTTGCCGTGGCGCTCCATGCCACCGTAATGGTGTGGGATGAACCGCCAACGATATTGTGCGCCGCCCACATCTGGATGCTGCTGGCATTGACCTTCACAGTGTCGGTGCGTGAGTAGGTGTTGCCCTTATTGTCGGTCACCGAGCTGATCGGCGTCGTGAGCGCTGAGTCATCACCGATGCCGATGATGATTGAGTTGCCAGATGTCGTCGCCGCACTGAAAGTGCCCGTGGTAGGCGACGCGGCAGTGCTGCCGGTTGAGGCTGATTTGACGAAGGCTGCTGGCATTGCTTACGCCTGCTGAGACACCGCCAGAACGTCCCATACGGCGTCTGTGCTGTTCCACTTGCAACCGACGTAAAGCGTCTTGCTAACAACCGTTGTGGTCGGCAAGGTGACACCGATTGCCCGATAGACGGCGTTCCAGGTGAGAGCGCGTGCGGTGCCGTTGTCTTTGATGCGGAAGATCAAACTCGTGCCGTCAGTGACGGTGCCTGTTGGTGCGGCGATGGCGGCAGCGGCGGCTTGAGCTGTCAGGTTGTACTGGTCATAGAAGTCCGCTGCGGGTGTCGGTGTAGCGCTCGAAGCGACATAAGCGTTCCTCACAGGCGTATCGGCTCTGGATATGCCCAGGCTCGTTCGTGCGGCAGCGGCCGTCGTTGCGTTGGTACCGCCATTGGCGACCGGCAGCGTGCCGGTTACGTCGACAGTCAAATTGACGCCACTGGCGCCATTGGCGATCTGCTGACCGGTGACTTGAGTCTGCGCCACTTGAGCGCTCCTAGTACGTCGCCCAAACCAACAGCGTGTCGGTCGACTGTGGCGCGACGGTGAACGTGACCGTCGTACCGGACAGCGTGTAGTCGTTTCCGCCTGGGTTCAGCGTCAGTCCGTTCTGGACGATCATCTCTGAGCCGGTGAGGGGAGTGTTGCCGAGTGTGAACGACGTATTGACGCCGTTCAGCGTGCCGGTGATCGTCGTGCGCTTGAAGGTGGCAGCTGCACCTGGCGCTGACCAGACGGCGGCGGTCGAGCTAGTAGCAGTGAGCACCTGACCGGCTGTAGGAGCGGTCGCGCCGTTGACAACGACAGTCGTGGTCGCTGAGTTCAAGCCGTTGGCCGCGGTGGCAGTAGTAGCAGTTGTCGCTGAGGTGGCTGTCGTGGCCGCAGTCGCGGTGGCGGCATTGCCCGTCGTGTTCTGGTTGAGAGTCGGGAAGTCAGCAGCAACGGCGATGGTGTGGGCACCCGTGCCGGTTGTGTTCTTGAGGATGCCGGTTGCAAGCGCCGAGGTGCCCGCTGTGTAGTCGGTGCCCGCTGTGGCGGCTGTCATGGCTGAGGTGCCGTTGCCCTTGACCAAGCCGGTAAGTGTTGTCGCGCCAGTACCACCGTTGCCGACTGCAACCGTGCCGGTGACGTTGGCGGCGTTTCCAGCAATGTTGCCGCTGACCTTCGAGCCGGTGAGTGTCGAGTTGCTGTTGAGCACGTCGTACTGGGTTGTGCCGTCCCCGATTTGGAACTTGCTACTCGAGCCTAACGCGTAGGTGAGCGCACCGATAGTCGCGCCGCTATCACCTTCGACTATCAGGCCACCACCAGCAGCACCAGCCGTCGTGCCGCCGTCGTTGAGCGTGATCGTCTTGTCTTTGACGTTCGTGTTGGTGACTGAAACCGAGTCAATCGCCCCGGTTACCTTGATGTCGCCTGTGACGTTTAGATCACCTGCGACGCTCGCTGATCCCTTGACGTCTAGGACAACAGTTGAGGTGGCGGCGGTTCCCTTGTTGATGGTGACGGTGGCTTCACCGCTCGCTGACGTGGTACCGAAAGCGAAAGTTTTTGCCTTCGCCTGCCTGTCGAGATCAATTTGGGTTACTGCCATGCTTAGTTCGAATTATACATAAGTTGGATCGTGTCGCCTACCTTAGGCGCATCCTCAAACGTGAAGCTACTGGTGGTCGCCTCTGTCACGAAGCCTTCTTTTATGCCGTTTAGCCATACGCCAAGTGATCCGGGGAAGTAAGCACTCGGTGTCGTGAAGGTGGCCCGGACGCCATTAGGCGCCTCGTTAGGCGTGGTGAAAATGAGCGATGACCCCGACATGCCGCTGATCGCGGCCTCGATGTCCTCAAACGTCTTGCGCGTCGCGGTGCCGTACACGCGCCAGCCTGCCTGCACCGGCAGGGGAGCGGTGCCCTCCTGAGCGCGCTGGATCGTGAGGGTGTCACCCTCGACCTCCGTGACGTACCCGATCTCAGCGTTGTCGCGGTCGGGCTGCACGTCAGGCGGTGCGAGGGTGACCGGCATATTGGGCTCGAAGGCGCTGCCGTCACCGGGGTACAGCTGGAAGGTCGTGCCGCTTAGGGCCGGGTTAGGCGGGGTGAGAAGGGTGCCTGCGGCGAGGTTGGGGTGAGAATCGAACTGCATCTATGGCTTATTTAAGCACATAACGGACAGTGAGCCGCGCGAACCTATTATCGTGTCCTCAGGCAGCTCTGTGAAAGCTGAGTCTCTACTTGGCTTCTCACCGTAGGCGTGGTTCCGGGGTAGATCTAAGGGGGGCTCTACATCTCATGCTTTGCAGAAATTGTCACCTTGTGCATGCTCACCGAGAGCCAATTGACATCAAGCGCGCACAGGGCGGGCTGTGTCCAGACTGCACGCCTCCGGGGAAGACCACCGGCGAACTGCTGAAAGCGGCGGCCGTCGCTGTGGTCCTTCTGGTTGCCCTGGCTATCTATCTAAGCGTTTCGTCTGAGGAACCGTGTGAAGAGGAATTTAGCAGAGCCGCATTGGCTGAAACGCCGAAACAAGAACGAATAGCTGACGCGGCGTACGAACGATGCATTGGTGTCGTTCCCTGATCACATACTGATTATTATGCTGAGGGCGCGGTAGGGCGTCCCTCACGGTTTCATGAAGGTGATGTAGAGGCACCGATGCGTGTCCCTTGGAGCAGCACCGGGCACTGCCACGGCCGTCGTCGACACGACCGTCCACCCTGCTCGCGCCCACCTGTTCATGACGTCCTGAGCTTTACGAAACTCATGGATATTCGCCATCGGCCTGCCGACCTCCGACACCTCAACCACTCGGTACTCAGGCATGGGTGAAACGGTAGCAGCGCTGCTAGCCTCTGGCCGGTGATGACACTCGTGGCGGCTGCCGCAACCGATCCTGCGCCGTGGTGGGGCGTGCCGGTCGTCGCGGGTGCGTTTCTTATCTTGGGAGGTCTGCTCACCTTCGTAGCCAACTGGAGAATTAAAGGGCGAGAGTTACGTCAAGCTGAGATTTCTCGTTGGGACAAAGACATCCTCGATACGTCGACCAAGTTCCTTGAGGGGTTATTTGCTCTGATTATGACAGCCGTCCCGGACAGCGATCGATACATTCCTGACATGGTGGCCAGGGGAACCGCACAGTTGGCGCTTAATCTATCGCTGTCTGGTGACGTATACCGGCTTACCCTCATTGCGCCACAAATGGTTAGCGACGCTGCACGCGAGCTCCACATATCGGCCGAAATCATGGTCGATTCCGCAGATCTTAAAAATGACGAAGATGAAACGTATGTAAAGCACTTCGATGACCGTCGGGAGGCCTTTATAAAGGCGGTGAGGATAGAGCTAAGATCAGCAACGAAATAGGCGCCCTCTCGAGCGCCCATCCGTAGCTGCCGTCCGCGCTAGTCGCGCTTCGCAGCTCGTGCAGCGTCGATCGCCGCCTCGATCTCGGCCTTCGTGCTCTTGTCCGTGACGCCTTCGAGCGTCAAACCCTCGGCTTTGGCTTCGGCGAGCAGTTCTGCCTTAGTTGGCTGGTGTCGTTCTTCGGTGGGAGCAGCGACCTCTGCCGATCGCGCAAGCACAAGCGCTTCGGCCTGTGCCTTGGTGACATCGACCTCCTGGCCGACGTTATACCGGGTGCCGTCGTGATCAACTGGAGATGTAAGTACTACTTTCATGTGTCCTCCTAAAACGTGCTTAAGGTGTCTTTGACCAAGTAGCCGGCAGTGCTGGCGACGGTCCATGGCAGGTAGAAGTCGTTGGCGCGGATGAACGTGCTCTTACGAGATTGCTCATACCACTTGTCGACTCCGACGA